CGTCACCTACGGCGAGACCGGGAACACGTCGGCCGGGCCGACCGTGTTCGAAGCCGGATCCGTGCAGCTCCCCGAGGACCCGTCAACTGTGCGCTTCAACCTCGACCACGACCCGAACAGGCCCGTCGGCCGCGCCACCGCCCTCGAGGCGTCCGGGGACGGCGTCCGGGGATCGTTCCGCATCGCCGCGACCAGGGCCGGGGACGACGCCCTCATCGAGGCGGCCGAGGGCCTGCGGGACGGGCTCAGCGTCGGCGTGCAGCTCGTGAAGGCCACCACGAAGGACGGCGTCCTCCACGTTCACGCCGCCGAGCTCGTCGAGGTGAGCCTGGTCGCGTTCCCCGCCATCCAGTCGGCCCGCGTCGACCAGGTCGCCGCGAGCGAAACGCCAACAGACCCCGAGCCCGCACCGGGTGAGGAAACCCAAGAGGAAGAGGAAGAAATGACCGTCTCCACCGAGGAGGCCCCCGCCGTGGTGGAGGCCTCTATTCCGGTCGCCGTCCCGGCACCGGCCGTCACGTCCCCGCGCCTGCCCGACCTGGGGACCTACCTTTCGGCCGCCGTGCGGCGCGACGTCGACCCCCACGCCTGGGAGGTCGTCACCGCCGCCCTGGCCGAGCAGAAGATCGCCGACAACAGCGGCCTCATCCCCCGGCCGATCGTCGGCCCCATCGTGGACACGCTGCTCGCTCAGCGGCCATTCGTCGGCGCGGTCGGCGTCCGGGCGATGCCCGGCTCGTCAAGCGTGTTCGACCGGCCGAAGGTCACGCAGCACACGACCGTGGGCGCCCAGGCGTCCGAGCTCGCTGAGCTCAGCTCGCAGAAGATGACCGTGACCAAGCTCGCCGTGACCAAGGCGACCTACGGCGGGGCCATCCGGCTCAGCGTTCAGGACCGTGACTTCACGGACCCGGCCATCCTGCAGTTGCTCGTTGAGGACATGGTGAAGGGGTACGCGAACGCGACGGACAACGCCGCCGCCGACGCCTTCGTCACGGCCGTGACCGACCAGGTCAACCTGGCCGCGAACGCGGCCGTGGACGTCGTGATCGCCGCCATCTACACGGCCGCCTCAGCCGTGAACGCGGACGTCAACCAGCTCCCGGACACGATCTTCGCGTCGCCGGACCAGTGGGCACGCCTCGGCAGCCTGGTCGACACCTCCAAGCGGCCCGTGTTCCCGAGCCTGGCCCCGTCGAACGCGTCCGGCACGATGAACGCTGGCAGCTTCACGTCAAACCCGCTCGGGCTGAACCTCGTCGTGGACTCCAACTTCGCGTCCGGCACGCTCATCGTCGGATGCAAGGCGTACACCGAGTGCTGGGAGCAGCCGGGCGGGCAGCTCTCCGTCGCCCTGCCGGGCAACCTGGGCTTTGATCTCAGCTACTACGGCTACTTCGCGTCGCTGACCACCGAGGCGAAGGCGTTCCGCAAGCTGGCCCCGGCCGCGTAGGCCACCGAACCGCCGGGCGGGGCCCGAAGGTTTCGTCCCCCGTGGCCTGACAGGCCCCGCTCGGCACCCTAGACAGGAGCGACCGTGCCCTCGATCATCACCAAAGACGACCTTCGGGCCGTCCTCGGTGTCGGCGCGGTCGTCCCCGATGCGACCCTGACGCAGCTCTGCGACGCCGCCGAGCAGGCCGTGAAGCCCTATTTGCGGGTGAAGACGGCGGCCGGGGTCACCATCGACTACTCGACCGTCGCCGTCGTCAAGGAGTGCACGCTCGCCGCCGCCGTCAGCCTGTGGAAGACGCGCACCGCTCCGGGCGGCACGTTCCAGGCCGTCGACTTCACGCCCGGCCCGTGGGAGCTCGGCCGCAGCTTCTTCGACCGTTTCGAAGGCCCGCTCGCGCCCTACCTGAACGTGGGCGTGATGCTCGGGTGAACGCTTTCAAGGCCGCCCGGCAGGCCCTCTACGACGCCCTGACGGCATCGCCGTCGATCCAGGCCAACGTGTACGCCTTCCCTCCCGAGGTCGTCGCGGCCCCCGCCGTCGTCGTCGTCGTCGACGACCCGATGGCCGAGCCGAAGGTGATCGGCTCCCGGCTCAGGTTCCAGGCGAACTACCGCCTGCAGGTGTGCGTCGCGCCGATGAGCAACCTGGCGGCCCTGGAATCGGTCGAGGCGCTGGTCGTCGCCGTGCTCGGCAAGCTGCCCGCGAACGTGCTCCTAGGAGCCATCACGGCGCCCCAAGTCACCCAGGTCGGGCAGTCGGACCTGGTCGTGGTCGAAATACCCGTAGCACTCCAAACCCAGGAAGGATGAGCATGACAACGTATGTCAGCGCCGGGACGAATATGTCCCTGAAGATCAACAGCGTCGACTACTCCGAGCAGGTGAGCATGGTCGAGCTGACCGTTGACCAGGAGGTCGACACCTACCGGACCCTGACCGGAAAGAAGAAGGTCGTGACCGGCAACAACGCGAAGCTCAAGTGCAAGATGTTCCAGGACTGGCCTGGGAACGCGACCGGCGACGCCGAGAAACTGTGGGCGCTCGCAGCGGCCGGGGCGGCCGTCCCGTTCGAGCTGAAGATCGACGGGGCGGGCGGCGCGACGTTCACCGGCAACGTCATCCCCGTGTACCCGACGGCAGGCGGGACGCCCGGCTCGGGCCTCGAGGCTGACATGACGATGGAGGTCGACGGGACGGTCACGATCACGACGAACCCGGCATGAGCTCCACCGCGATGCTCGCCATCCGGGTCGACCACGTCGACCTCGATGGCGAGCTGCTCACGCCGATCCTGCCGCCAGACATTATGCGCTGGGAGGCCAAGACGAAAAAGACTATGGCCGACTTGCAGCGCAGCACGGCCATGACGGACTTGGCCTACCTGGCGTGGGCATCGCTGACGCGCCAGGAGCTCGTGCGGGCGCCGTTCGACCCGTGGTGCGAAGGGCTGACGGGCGTGATGCCGGTCGCGGAGGCGGTCGACGCGGACCCTACGAGCGGGGACAACTAGGCCGGACGCTGGCCGAGCTCGCCGTAGAGCTGCACGTCTCGCCGAGCCAGCTGGCCCAGGAATCCCCGTCCATGCTGGCGACGCTGCTCGCCGTGCTGAAAGACAGAGCCGAGAGGCAGAAGGAGGCGATGAGGTGAGCACTACGGGCGGGTCGAAGGCCGGGATCGAGGTCGACGCCCACGAGCTCCTGGCGCTTCAGAACGCGTTCAAGGCGGCCGGGCGGGAGGCCATGAAGGAGGCCCGGAACGTCACCAACGGCATTGGCCGCCGGATGCAGACCGAGCTTCGCGGCGCGGGCATGGTGGGGCAGGGCGCCCTGGCGGCGCACGTCGCCCGGCAGGCCGTCAAGTACGAGCGGCGCCAAGTGTTCAAGGGCCGAGACGGGGTCGTCCGGGCGTCCAAGTTCACAGGCGGCTACGTCCCCGTCGTCGCCATCGGCGTCGGCGGGCAGCTCCCCGTCAGCCGGACGGCCACCGAGAAGGACCCGCACCCTGACGCGGCCGTCGTGTGGGCGGGGACCGAGTTCGGCGCGGTCGGAACGCTTCCCAACGGCGCGAAGAGGTTCCCGAACCCGCGCAATAAGCGCGGCTACTGGTTCTTCCCGACGTGGCAGGCCATCAAGGACGACTACGCGAACGAATGGCAGCAGGCCATGAAGGACCTGCTGAAAAAGTGGGAGCTGCCGGGAGGTTTCGGTGGCTGACAGGGTCGCCCGCGTCGCGTTCATCGCGGACGTCGAAAAGTTCGTTTCAGGGGTCGACAAGGCCGAAGGCAAGACGAAGACGTTCGGCGACAAGATTGGCTCGATGGCGCTGCCCGCCGCCGCCGCCATCGCCGGGATCACGGCCGCCGCCGTCGACTTCACGATGGCCGCCGCCGAGGACGAGGCGTCCGCGTCGAAACTGGCGACCGCCCTGAAACAGGTCACGGGCGCGACCGACCAGCAGGTAGCCGGGGTGGAGGAATGGATTAGCCAGCAGACGCTGGCGACCGGCATATCCGACGACCAGCTCAGGCCGAGCCTTGAACGCCTGACCCGGTCCTATGGGTCGATCGAAGAGGCGCAGGCCGCTACGACGCTGGCGATGGAGATCGCCACGCAGACCGGGAAGCCGCTCGAGGACGTGTCGAACGCGCTCGCGAAGGCCAACGATGGCCAGGTCGGCGCGTTGAAGCGCCTCGGCATCAGCATCGGCCCGAACGTGCAGGGCTACGGTCTGCTGGCCGCCGCGCAGAAGGACCTGACGAAGCTGCAGACGGACGCGAACTTGGCGCTTCAGGAGTACGGGCCGAACAGCGAGGAATACCTGAAGGCCCAAGACCGGGTGGAGAAAGCGCAGAAGAAAGTCAACGACATAACCGCCGCGGGCGTCGACTGGATGGGCGAGCTCGGTGACCAGTTCAAAGGCAGCCTCGCG